TTGGTTTTGGTTTTGTTAAAGTACGGACGCGGCACATCCTGCCAGAATTCCAGCTACGGCAAAGAGCCAGAGCCAGAGAAGACACTGGCGGTGAAACTGTTGCCGCTGGCGATGGCGCGAGGCTGCTATATAATGAAGGCGTAGGTTATTCGGTTCGGTGGTCATGTGTTTTTGGTTTTGGTTTGTTCGTGGCGGTTAGCTCACGCATTGACGCACCCCAAAGGATGCGCCAAAGCGCGGGCTAGTTATGATCCAAGGTAGAAGCTGATCTTCCCATCATCGCCTTTACTGATATTCGATGGAATCCGCCCCTCCATTGCCATCTTTTCGTACTCTTCCCAATCTATTTCATCCAGTGAGTCAGCGCCCGCTTGACGAACGTCACCCGCAACCCATTGCAAAAATAGAGCGTTGATTTCTTCCGCGTTCCATTCTGCTATTTCTTCCCGTGTCCATCCGCCGGAGCTTCGTGCAAAGTCTCGCATTGCCTCCATTTTCTCTTCCGTATCGAGCAAAGGAGTTTTTTGGGCCTGCGCTTTACTGGCGTTCCAAGTGTTCCGGCCTGCGTTATCTCCACCTTCCGCCTGAGAGTGCGAAAGGTCGAAACAGTCCAATTCAAGCAGCGATGTGATGTTGATGTACATGTTGTTTTAGTGGTTTGAGTTAGTGCCAAAGGATGATTGCAGTAGAAAGGAGGGCAATCGTGCCGAGTATCCAAGCCAAGAGCATGGCGAACATAGCGTCTGGTGTGTCGTGCGGTGTCATATAGTGTGCGTGTTTTGTTTTGTTTTATGCTTTTGCGATGACAAGCAGGCCTTGTAGAATCAGTGCTTTGCCTTGGTTCGTGATGGAATGAACTGCTTTTTCCTCTCCATGGGAGGCGATAAAAGCAGCAAGTCTGGCTTGATTCTCTTGGCTTTCAAACATCGCTCCAAGTGATTCACGAGCGATTTCAAAAAGTGCGCGATAGTTTTCACCGGATGAAAAAACATGGTGGTGATGCTCACTGTTCGCGAAGTGCTCGCGGAGCTTATTGATGGATTGATCTAGGATTTTCATATGCGTTGCGTGTTCTGTTTTTGTTCCGCGTGTAAGATGCGCGGCCCCTTTTTTGTTGTTATGCGTTGATCATGGCATTGATTGCCTTCCGACGGATGGTAGATGGGCGCATTGCCTCCCATCGCGCGATGTTTTCGTCACGCTCGTCTGCCGTGATGTCTCCATCGTTGCAAGTGTCGTGCTCGTTATCGCGCATAGAATCGACAAACTGCTCGCCAGCTTCGCGTATGGAACGCAGGATAGTTGCTGCGTCGTATTCCACGCCAGATTCAAATTCGTGTTCTTGAATGTGCTCTGTGATGTCTGTGGGAGACATAATCTCATTACGGGTGATGTAGGCTTCATGAAGTGATTCGGCGAGTGTCATATGTTTGCTTTGTTTTGATTTAAATAACTGACGGGACCACATTAAAGCAGATAACGGACACTTTGTAAACAGAAAAGCGGACAGTTTGAAAATATATTTGCGAAAGAGGGGAAAAGGATTGAAGGCTTTGTGCAACAAAGTGAATAAATAAGACCATGCCAGAAGCAATATTGAGCCAAGCCGAATGGGACGCAATCAAAGCAGCCTCGATTCGCGGCGTGCCAGATAATGAACTGGCGGAGCAATTCGGAATCGAAAAGAATGCCATCCACCAGCGAAGATTCCGCGATGAAGTATGGAAGTCCATTGTGCAGGCAAAAGCGCAGGCTGTAAGCGAATATAAGAACCCGCCTGAAATCACTGCAATTGCACAGAAAGCAGCCTCTAGCGTGTCGGAGAATATCGCCCGACTAGGAGAGGACAACCGCCTGCTAGCCCTTCAAATCGCAGGTAAAGGGCTAAAGCAGGCAAATGCCGCTCCGCCGGATGTTCAATCGTGGCAGGATGTGAAGGCGCTGATGGACATCGTCGCAAAAGCTAGCGGCATGGATCAGGCGCAGGCGGTGCAAGTTAATGTGCTAAGTTCTCAGCCAATGGAATTTTGCCCGCATTTTGATCCTGCTATTGAGACTGACAAGGTGGTTGAGGTGTAAGTCACTGATTATCAGTAAGGTTCAATTTGGTGTGCTCGCTGTAGTAAGTATGTATATATTTACCCTGCCATATCCGGCCCGGTTTTCTCTCGATTGCGGCGAGGCACAGGGGTGGATAGACTGCTAGCTAGCGCAGTGGCGGGCGGTGGTGGTGGTGGTGAGCGAGCGCGAGGGGTGGCAGCGTAGAGCGTAGGCTACGGGTGGGGTGGCAGTGGGCACCGAGGGCGCGGCCCATGCGTAGCGTATATATTCACTCTCCATGTAGGAGTTCCCCAAATAAATATCTTCTACCATTACCACCACCGGGTCTGATTTATTTATTCACCCACCCCAGGGGTCTTTTCTGTAAAATCATCCTCAACAATTTTTCCCTCTAAATTATTTCTTATACCATTTGATTCCGTCCGTTTGCTTGGCTATCGTTTCTGACGATGATTTCATCATTCCATCCCAACTTCAAAAATCTCACGGGCAAACGCTTTGGTCGCTGGACGGTTCTTTCCCATGTGCCAACAGGTAGAAAAGGATCTTCAACCTGGAGGTGCCAGTGCGACTGTGGACGCATCAAGCAGAACGTGTTCTACACCGCTTTAACAACGGGTAAGTCGCTTTCCTGTGGATGCCTTAGAACCGATCTACTTCGCGGTAAAGCAGTGGATGTGAAGCCAGAAAGCCCAACTGCTGTTGAAGAGCCTATTGGCGATTTGGCTGAGCTTGAGGCGATGCTGGTTGATTCCAAGAAGCCCGTGATGTCAGAGGCTAAAAAACTCACACTTAACGATCAACGTCTCTGGCGCTGTATCGCTCGTTGCCGAGTCAAAGGACTCACCTACAAGGGTCAAAAACCAACGGATTTCTACGTCAAGCTGGCGATGAAGGATGAGCTTGCTATTTGGCTGAGAGGATAAATATCTTATTGTATTTGTTGCATCGACAGAATCGGTGTGCGATGGTTGGTGACGATATGAAACTAACAGAACAAGAAAAACGAATCAAGCTGGCTAAGGCTGATGGGTGGGATGAGTCGCCGTTGGGCAAATGGAGTAATAACGGATTTATTTTGCCTGACCCTCTCAATCCACCAGACTACTTCAACGACCTCAACGCGGTGCAAGAACTTCAAGATAAGTTGACGAATGATCAACAGTTTGAATTTGTTTATCATTTAAACGATGTTCTTGAGCTTGTTCCGTTAAGTTCGCCAGCAAGCTATAGGGAGGTTGTTTTGTTTGCGTTTGCCAACGCAACCGCAACCCAACGCTCCGAAGCTCTCGGAAAAACCCTCAACCTTTGGTAAAATATGAGAAACATAAACCTCCCCAAAACAAAAATATACATCCGCTGTGACGCCTTCGGTGGTCCAGAAAACGAATTTGAAACAGCTTGGCTTGTATCTGTTCGAGCGATGCGTAACCGTCCATTCTGCTTCCAAGCATGGGTCGAGAAATACGCTGCCTGTTTCGACAAAATCCCGCCTCAGTGCGTCTATTGGTATGAACCAGAAGATGATCACAAGCCTCTTCCGCTACATAAAGTTCAGATGTGGGAATGCCTGTCTGGTTCCATTGAGCTTTGGCGCAAGGATCAGTTAAGCGACGTGCCAGTTTTGGTTAACCTTGGCAAAGGCAATCCACCGATAGGAGGCCACTACTGGTTCACGATTGATCACCTGCCAGAAGGGCAATCATCTGGCCTCCTGGACGTGGGTGACTCCGAGCTACTTGAAGAGCATAAGGAGGGGAATGTCATCAAACTATCCAACGGCCAAATTGCAATTTACCCGAACAACCGCATCAAGTGGATGCCAGTTTCATTGACTGGCAGAGACGCAGCCGCAACAATTCCGCCCTGGAGCGTTGCAACAAATAGCCAATGGGACGAATGGTGGTCTGACTCTGACGAAATCCTTGGCGATGCTAAATGGGCGTATTAAAACCAACGTAGGACATAAATATGAACCGTTCCTCTCAATCGTCTTGTTCTCCGTCGCTTGTCCCTATACTTATGAAAGACCTACACACTCCAATCGAGCCAAATCAACTGCATCCGATGTTGTTGGATGATGCGCACATAGGCGACATCGTCGCATTCGACTGCCGCGAAAGGATGCTCACCATCCAAGTCGATGAGATGCCAAGCGGCAAAAAGCCAGGGCACAGACTTGGAGCGCGGGCGATTTTGGTATTCCTGCCGGAGAACGACCCACATCAAGCGACGGCAAGCGCTGGACCATTGAAAACATAACCAAAATCTACATTGACGCAGGAATTAAACACGGAATTAAACACGGAAATGAAACCCATGAAGACCAATAGCGCCTTGATTCGGCTTCCGAATGATGTGGCCCGTTGCGATGGCGTAGGATTCGATGAAAACGGCAGTTGGAACTGGCGCGAAGGCTGTGAGACGTGTTTACGCCGAACCGCTCCACGCGGAGATATGATGCTAATATCGTTTATCCATCCGCCTGCTATCATCGCTTTCGAGTGCGAGTTCCTCATTGAGCCGGACAACAATCATCCCAACCTAACACTCTAATGGGACGCTCACCAAAATCACTCATCAACGAAACCTTCGGCAGCTTGATCGTTGTCGAACTCGTATCTCGCAACACCCACGGCAATAGCCGCTGGCTGTGCCAATGCGAGTGCGGCAACAAGACCGAAGTATATTACCAAAATCTCACCTCTGGAAGTGTGCAGTCCTGTGGCTGCTTACCCAAGGGAAGGAAGATTGGCTCCAAGAAACAATCCAAGTAATGACTATGAATACAGAACACGACAAACCAACGCCTCCTCCAGGATTCAAACTTGTTAAGGGGGCTGAATTAAAAGCTCCATTTGATACCAGATTGCTCGTGTTTACCGATGAAGACACATGGGATGAATCTGTTTATGCAGGTTCAAATAGAGCAATGCTCCATGCAGACTTTTGCTCATGGTATGCGACACCAGATTTACAGCAATCCATTTCCGAAGAGGCCGCAGCAATCGTCGCTGGAGATCGCGAAGCCGACTACGGCGATGCGAACGAATCTTTTGCTCGCATTGCAAATCTGTGGAGCGCCTACACAGGTTCTACCATTGAACCTTGGGATGTGGCACAGATGATGATTCTTCTGAAAGTCAGCCGAGCCAAAACGAGCAAGAAGCGAGACACCCTGGTTGACATCATTGGATATGCCGAGTGCGCTGGGAGGTTGAAGAAATGATTCTGGAAACCGAAAAACTGCAATGCAAAGAGTGCTACCACAAGTTTCTCAGAAATGAGAGGCTTGAAGCAGATCATCCATTTGAGCGTGCGGCGAAATGCTACGGATGTCCAGATTGCAAATCTATCGACTGCTTCATAATACTCTGTGATGAGCCTGGATGCTATCAAGAGGCAGACTGTGGAACGCCGTGCGAGGATCATAAATATCGTTGGACCTGCTACAAGCATAAACCAAATAAACTTAACATGTAAAAATCAGCGAAGTCGTTTTTTCACGTCAAAAATCACTTTGTACGTAGGAGAATCGGCTTCGCAAAACGTGTAAAGCTAACATAATAGATAAGAGGGAATGTAAATAATTGTTGATGTTTTACAGATTTAACGCAGAATGTAGCTAATGAGCACTTGGATCAAACTTCATTCCAGCCTGACTGAATCCTCTGTTTGGGAGGAACCCTACCATGTTAGGATTGTCTGGACGGCAATGATGGCAAAATGTAAACTGAATGGAGTTTTGGAGGCTTCAGAGTCAGCCATACATCGAATGGCTAATGTTACCTTGGAGGAGGCGGAAGATGCGCTTCGAGTCCTTTCCTCTCCTGATCCAAAGTCAAAAAGCCAAGAGTTTGATGGTCGCAGAATTGAGAGAGTTAATGGCGGATACCGTCTCCTCAATTACTTCAACTACCGGGAATCCAAGTCGCCAGACGAAAAAGCCAAGTACATGCGTGAATACATGCGGAA